TTGGTAATAACCACATCCTGCGTATGCTCAATGCTCTTTTGAGTACACGGAAGAGGGCGTTTTGCAACCGCAGCCCACACATTGGGCTCACTATCACGTTGCAAAATATCCAACGCCGTAGTTGGTTCAAGATTACCTTGAGTGTACTTACCATACATTTTACGGTATAGTTTAGAAATCATATAAATAGAACCTATCATAACAGAACTCGCCATGATAGTTTTACCAATACGATTTCTCCAATTGCGATGAATCTCATTCATCACATGTCTTGAGAAGAGCTCAGACACATAAGAATTCCGAACTCGTGACACGAGTACATATTGCATAAACAATGCAAAAACAGTTGAAATACCGCAACACAAAAGAGAAACGATCTCGCTACTCTTGAAAGTAGCTGCAGAATTAATAAATACCCAAAATAGTGCATTTACAATACTGTACTTCTTGTAAGTTTGCAAAATATCATTTCTCTTAGTGAAACAATATAGAGTACTGAACAATTTGGAATCTACCACTGAATCTGGTAAGTAAGGAAGCCAATCAAAAGTGTCATGAAATTGGCGACCCTCTATCAATAGAGAGTCGCTAGTTTCTTGACAATATTGTTTGATAGCACTAATTCCAAATTGAGGGTCGTGATGCTTCATACAATAACCCTTAATCTGGTTGCAGCCATCAACTCCACATTTCTCAACGTGAGAAGTGTTGGATTGATTGGTTTCTAGATTGAATTGCTGAGCTCTATGTTCAGCAAATTTTTCAGCAGCGAAATTAAGCCACTGCTTCATTGAGATATCCTCAAGCTTCTTGCCTTCATGCTCAACAACTTTATAGGTTGCTGTGGCACGCATCATGCTTGCACGTTGATGCACAGCCTGCTTTACGGTGACCACCCACACATCATGATATGGTGGTGGGCTATAAATTCCGTCAACAGTTTGCGAGGCAATAACCTTAGAAGAGTCAATACCAGCCGGCATACCAGCAATAAATTTCTGGAATTCAGGCTTCACTTTGACTTCGACAACATAATGCATACGCCTCTGAATAGAAACAGGATTATTGGAATAGGTAAATGCATCCAAATCCTCGACATTAGTTGTTACTGATACAATCTCGGGCTCAATGAAGACTTGACCCTTATTGGCTAATTCAGCCATAGGTGGACTATACGGTGTGTTGTTACAAACACGAATGATCACGTCACAAGGAGAAGATTCGACAAAGTCTGCCTTGACATTAGCGTGATCATCAATCTTGAGTTCGACCATATCGGATCGAGCTCCATCCCAATGCTTCTTACCAGATACATAGATGAATTTCTTAATATCCGAAGTATCCAAATCGGCTCCAGAAAGAAGATAATGAGAAGTTTGTTCACAAAATGTAGACTTACCTACACTGGACAAACCGAAGTATTCAATACTAAAGGGAGCACGTTTGAATTGTGCATTGCCTCTAATCATTTGAAATTCGCTAAGCACTTTAATACACTCCCTATACTTAGTCTCCAAAACTCGTTTGTCAATACCACGAGCCTCAGGAAGCATGCTACTGAGCTTATTCTTCATATCAATAAGGCCACCAAGTAAATCTTGCGATTTGATCTGGCCAACCTTTTCATGATTACCACTGCGATATAACTCCCAGTGTTGCATGATTTGGCAGTATTCTTGCTCCAAATCAGAAGTTTCTAAACTATCAACCAAAAATGGTCGAACAGATTTAGTTTTGATAGCATAGTATACACGCTCGCAGAAGTAAACAGTAATATCCACAACTGCAGTAGCTAAATCACCAGCACCAGCACAAAGTGTCTTCATGTCTGGTTCAATAACTTTAAATCCTTTAATGGAAAAAGTTAAATCAGAAACTCGATAGAGACCTGACATAACAACTACACTCAACAAACGAGTGAAGTTCTTGAAAAAGGAAGATGACTTGCACTGAAGCCAATTAGACTTAACATCTTTAACGAATGAAAGCCACGATGGATCAGCTCCCTCATCACCAGATTGCGGATTATAATCCATAATCTCAGTGATGTAGGAGAGAATTTGTTTCGAAATAGATGTATCAAATTTATCTCGAATGTACAATCCAAGAATAGCAAGAGCACCCTTGTAATCAGTGCTCTTAGAAATCGAAATAAAGAGAAGGGTCAAACCTTCAACCTCTTTGACAATATCATCACTATTCTTAATACCAAGTTGACTAATCAAGGTATCAAGAACCATATTTGTCAGATTAAGAGATTCAAAACCAGACTGAGCCTCAAACTCAGCTTCACTAGTTATTTCGAAAATCTTAGGCAATGTAGGGACAAATTTCCTATATTGCTTAGGATTCAAGCGACGATAAGCGCTAGAATGCACAAATGGTCGTCTATATTCAAAGGGACGTGGAGGAATATCATACTGAGCAGAATTATTCCATCGATCAAGTTGTTTCTTGTAATAGCTTGCACGTCGTTGCTCCTTATCAGAGGCTTCGCCCATAGAGAGCAGGTCCAATACTTTATTTGAGTATCTAACCATTTTCCAATTTTACCACTTAAAATTCGTTTTGATCTTATAATAACTTTGTTTTCATAGAAGTGGTTTATTGCAATTAGATGGACGGGGTGCTTTGTCAACCCTACGTCCTAAATTCTTCATATTGCTTTCAAACAAGCATATATATATATGTGATCAGAATTTCCGTCTTACCAATGTGCGCGGGTCTACACACACACATATATATGAAGAGTCATACGTTATTTCACTAAATAAATTAGAATTTGTTTTACCTATTGAAGGGGCTAGCAGGAAATTGGAGTAACCTAACTAGCTGTGCTATGATACACTAACAACTAATAATAAATAAAGCGATTAAATCGCCTAACTCTAGAATCCAAGTTCTAGTTCAACATCCAAATTCAGACGTCAATAAATACGTTTAAAATAACTACGCAACTTCTGGTGGCGTTCCAGAAGATTTTCCTAGGATCAAACCTAGACAAGGACTGTGCTAACAACAGATTAGCATAACCTTCGTTTTGGTTTCCATATAAACAAAAATGGTAGACAATTTCGGCCCAAAAGGGCAGAGGTCGTCTAGACCTAGAATAAAGTAGAATTAATAGAGTCACAATCGGAGTGAGAAAAGAGCATCGTAATGCTCAGATTCACTCGAGGGTGTGATTTCTATGCATATTTAATGCCAAATAATTCAGGAAGTACTATACGCGCGTAATGCGCGTATAGC